TAAACATCTAAAATATTATTAACAGAACCAGTTCCCTGACTATCAGTATTATATTTAACCTGTATATCTCCTAGTTTTACTTCACTAAAGTTTCCATCTTTACCAGTAGTACCAGTAATTGCATCAGTATCATTTGCCAATGCTCTTGCTAATTCATATTGTGCATATTTAATATTATTAGGAATTAATGTACAAGTTAACTCAACTCCATCTACCTGATAATTAGTTCTAGGAAATTTAAGTGCCTGACTCTCATCACATCTATCGCCATAAAATACTAAAGTTTCGATCCATCTTGTAGCAGATATTAGTGCTCTTTTCTTTTGGTCATCAGTTTTGTTCGTCCAGGTTGAAGAGTCTGGAGAAGTATCAAAGTAATCGTTAGATTCAGATAAAGTGACATAGCTATTAGCAGTTTCACTTTTTATAGTTGCAATTATGGTAGCTGCCACGATTAATAGGTAATTTAGTTTTATTGTAGCGTAAAGAAAAAACCCCACCAATAATTGATGAGGTTTCTGACCACTAATTTAATCTTAATACAAATTAAGACTTTAGACCATTATCTAATGGTGTGTTTACAAAGATTTCAACCATAGGAATTTGGTCAATATCATATGTAGCAGACCAGTTAGAACCAGTTCTTAGTGCTGAGTTAGCAGGGTTATCACCAGCGTTAGTCCACTTAGTACCCATAACGTGATAAGCACTGTGGTAATCAACAGACATAACATCTTGCTTAGATAAGATGTTTCTTTCTGCTTCAATACCTAGCTCAGACTGAACACCCTCAAGAATTGTTCCTGACTTCATTAAGTAGCAACGGAACTCTTGACGATTACCAGTAGTTGTAGGATCGTTAGTGTTTACCTGAGAATCAATGACAACTCTGCAACCAGCAAATTCACCGATGCTTCTTTCGTTAACACCGACACCGCCACCACCCCAAGTTATTGCACCACCAGTTGATAGAGCAGATGTTGAGAATGTTAGTAGACCTACTTGATATAAGTAGTAAGCAACAGAAGGATGAACGATAAGAAGATCAAGTTCTTCTCCTCTTTCTCCTAAAACAGAACGAGCTTCTGCAACAGTAGCAGCAGAAAGATAGTTTGCTTCAGCAGTTGCACCAGAACCAGCTAATTGCTTCTCAAGACGATGGGAATTAAGAGCAGTATGGAATAGACCAGTTAGTGTTTCAAATAAACGAACAGAGTTCAATTTATTGATAGCATCTGCAAGTTGATTTCTGATGTGACCCATTGGATCTTCACCAGCAGCCAACATTGCGACATCA